ATTACTATAACCATAATAACGTTTGACATAATCAAGATCTTTGATTGTATCTTTTCGGAGCCAGGGAGAAAATCTCTTCTTTTTCCTCAGACTATTTAGAAGAAAATCATATTGTAGTTTTTTAGGAAGAAAGTGATACTGGTTCATCTCATTAGCGAAGAGAACAGCATCTAAGTGCCCAGAGAAGCAGCGATTGACAATATACGGGGGATATTCCTTCTCAAGTGAAGGATCTTCATCAATCAGATTCTGTTTCGTCTGATTGATCGAGTTTAACCAGTCCTTCAATTCCATAATTAAAAAGTAGCAGTTCCTTACGTTTCTTTTGCTCTCGCATATACTCACCAACTGATCTCATCGTATAAGTGAGATCAAATTCAGCAGCTCTCCACTTGGTATCAGTAAATCGATCTCTAACAAGTTGATCTGAATTATAACTTACCAACTGAGGCAAGTTACAAGCAGAACAATCAGTAGCAAATTTATCATGATCGAACCCTTTGTGCATCGATCCCTTTTTACCATAGAGGTTATCCTTAATGTCATAAGGAGGATCGAGATATACAAAAGCATTACCTTCAACACCAAGTAGGTAATCATAAGAGTAATTTGTAATGCGCCAGTGCTTGATTATTTCGGAATAACCTGGCAGTTTATCAATGCCTCTGATGGAGAAATTGGAGTCGCTTGCTTGGGCAGAGAAAGAGCTGGACTCAGTAAGACCCGAGAAAGAGCACTTATTAACAATATAGAAGGAAACAGCACGCTGGAAACTTTCACTGTCGTCCAAAGGTCGAGCAAGATATTTTTTGGCGTCAAGGAATAAGGATCTGGCACTTGTTGGTTCGACATGGCGATATTTTAGTTGAAGCAGTTCATCCCTCATCTCCCACCCAAACATCTGGAGTTGCTGCCAGAAGTTTACCAGGGGTTCATACAGGTCATTAACCCAAATCTTTAGGTTAGGATATTTCTTGGTAATATGAATAGCGACACTACCACCACCAAGGAATGGTTCACGGAACTCACCATACTCCCTCAGGTCAGGGAAGTATTGGTCCATCTTGATACAAGCACGGGACTTGCCGCCAGGATATCTAAGGGGTGTCTTGAGTGACTTCATAATCTTTAGGGTGATACTTCAAGTATTCATGGAAGGTCAGTTTCATTTCCTTCTCAGTCATACCACAATGTTTTGCGGCAGCAGGTATAGTCATTTTAGCACGAAATAGTGCTTCATTTGCTTCCTGGACATTCTCTGGAGTGGTCTTCACTTTTGGTTCTACCAGTTTAGACTTATCAATATTTAATAGTCCCATTATTAGGTCCTCCTACAAGTTCTCCAACAAGAGTATGAGAAAGCAAATTTACACTCTCTGCCATAACACGATACCCAGCACCGACATAAAGTTGACCAGCAACTACGGCAACTGTACAAACTCCCCAGAAGTAATAGTACATCTTGGACTTTACCTGATGTTGTTTGTTTTTCATAATCACAATACCAACTTCTTACTAGGTGCTTTGATCACCGAAAACATCTCTTCGTATTGCTCCACAATTTGTTCTTGTGCCTCAGCAATATACACAACGTATTTCTTAGTCACTTCGAGTTCCTCATTCTTACCTTTAAGGAGAGGAGACCAGGGAGCAAATCCCATTTGACCATTACCAGCAGGAACAGCAACAATTGGATTGGCGATAACAATCACATCTTCACCAACATCACTTTTGTCATCAATCAGGTCTGCGATAACATCTTCACCAGACCACATACGAATAAGTTTTACGTTCATTTGAAGTTACACTCCATCAAGAGATAAATTTACGATAACAACCAGTAAGAGTTTTTGGATTCAACTTACTAGGAGTGATATTGAGAGCAATTGATCCATCAGGTTTTTTAAGAATCCTGTCCATAGCAACACAAAGCATCATATACAGAACTTTGAGTTTTCCCTCATTACTTTCATTCCAGGTATGCTCTTTCCAGTAATCAACAAAATCAGCAGTCAAACGGCAAGTAGACTCACCCAAAAGTTCTGCTTTAAGAAGATCCAAAAATGCCTCTGCTTCATCACCATTTTTAGAGTTCACACAAAGAGTTGCCCAAGCACCGATTGTTTTAGTTTGGGTGGAAAAATCTTCTGTTTCAGACAAAAACGAATTGCAAATATTTTCCGCTTTTTTAATGTCATCTTTCCAATCAAACCATTGCTTAACAGCATTATTGATAGTCAGTTTTGGTTTATTTCCTCTGCGCTTTAAAAGATCTCCAAGAATGGCAGTTTGAGATGGGAGAGCAGTATTATCTTTTCTATAAATCTCATCATGAGGACGGCGAGGTTTAGCAATTGCAGCGTTAGAAAAAGAATCTGGTTGTGACCCAAGAGTAACCACAGTTTCATATTCTGCTTCTGGATTTTCATCCTCGGCAATGAAGGTCAATCTGTGTTGACTTTCGTTAATGTTTCCGTTGGTATTAAAAACAATTGCATCTCCAGTAAACAACCAACCAAAAGTATTAACAGATTGACGAATCTTATTTACTTGAGATGGACACAATTTACGATTATCCTCATTGTGATGCTCAAGAATATACCTTGCCATCACAGGTGTAATTTTAAGTACCATCGAATCCCTTTCTTGTGAATTTGGATCAAAAGGAAGAGGGGATGTTTGTTTAATAATTTCGTTCATTTGAAGTTACACTCCACCATAAGTTCAGTTAGACAAGCAAGCATATTTATTTCCTGATCGGCTACGAATGCCGACTGATACTGATACTTAGCAAGCACGAGCACAGCAGCAGGAACGCTATTGTTTTCAAGGGCGCTATAACAAGCATCGTAAATACGCCGCATAAGTACAGTAGTATCATTATCCATGTTAGATACCACCCACTTCCGAACTTCAGGAAAGTTCTTTTCTTTGAGGTTTTTGATGAGGTCATTTACAGCAACGTCAGAGAAAGTAGCAAGAATACCAGAGTCAATCTTTCCACTGACAGAATAACGCTGACACTCATTCAGCACTCGCCGCCAATCGGGGAAGTGCTTGTTAATAAGTTCTACCAGGACCTTGTTATCATATTCAACACCTTCTGTATCCAAGATTTCCTGGATACGCTTGAAGAACTGTGCTGCGATACCTTGACGCTCCTTTCCTTTGATAGAGAAGTCAATGACGGCACATCGACTGTGGAGAGGTTCAAGGATCTTGTTCTTGTAGTTACAGGTGAAGATGAATCGGCAGTTACCAGCAAACTCCTCAATAAACGCCCGTAGGAGGAGTTGAACGTCGTTGGACGTGTTATCTGCCTCATCAATGATGATGACTTTGTGTTTAGCATCTGACGTAAGTGAGACGGTCGAAGCGAAGTTCTTCGCATTGTTTCGGACAGTATCGAGGAATCGACCCTCATCGGATCCGTTGATGACATAAACATCTACTCCCAGTTCATTACACAGTGCTTTGGCAACAGTTGTCTTACCGATACCAGGAGGACCAGCGAGAAGCATATTAGGAATCTCGCCCTTATTTAGAAACTCCTTAAACATCTGCTTGGCAGAGTCGGGGAGAATACATTCATCAATAGTCTTCGGGCGATATTTCTCAACCCAAATAAAATCACTCATTATCAAGTCCAATCAGGTTTTTTCAATACAGAGGCAGGAACAATTTCCCACCATTCACTCCCATCAAAAATATACAACTTGTGCGTATCTTTGTCAAGGAAAACATCACCCTTCTGGTAGTTCATCAAGAACCTCAATGTGGGATAAAAGTTGCGATGGAGTGTTCCACCACATCATCTGAGCATCCTGCCAATTATCAACAATTAGAGAATCCCCATGTACATCAATAATCTTATATCGATGACGAATATAGGGTTCTTTAGACGTCTCCTTGAAATACCGAGAGTCTTTTTCATCAATTAGTTTCATACCCATTCTGGTTTACGTTGTGGCATACGAAGATAATTGTCCTTCACCCAGGGTTTGGATGCGATATACATCTTGTATGCGTCAAAGGTGGAAATACTAGTATCAAACTTGTATTCCTCAGGCATTGCCCTTGCGAAAGGAGTTACCTCATCCAATCTACCTTTAGGAAAAAGATAGTAAGCATGAGTAAGAGTCCCCTCACAGGAGTGTTGTCTATTATAGCGTAAAGTATACTCTTGGCACAAGTTCAATCCCCACTTGATGAGCCAATGGGCATTATC